TTCTGGGTTCATCATCGAAGTAATCAATGAAGAACTTTGTTCGTCATCGAAAAGTCGTGTCATGATTTTTTCTTCTTAGCTGGCTTTTTCTTTTCTGTTTTCTTAGCGGCTTTACCGCCTTTCATAATATCTTTATCGACAGTAGCAGCTTTACCGCCTGTTAAAACAGAATTTACACGAGCCATAGCCCATTGGTGTTGTGAAGTTCCAGGACGGTGCCCTGTTTTATACGCAGCTAATCCACGTTTATAAACGCGAGAGAGTTGACCAGCGGTTACTTTTTTGCCTTTTTTACGAGCAGCTTCCGCTTTATTAGATAGAGCTTTTTTAGTTTTATCTGAAAGACTCATGACTTCGTGTCAAACCTCTCTTTAAACCTGCGAGTATATTTAGACTCAACCGTTTTCCTACGCTTACCTTTTTTCTTATCAGTAGAAAATTTATAAGCTGAAGGATCGTCCATCGCCTTCTTTTTATTCCTAGCTATTTCTTTCTTGCGTTTTTTCTTTTCTTCCGCAGAAAGCCCAGCTAGGTATTTCGCAGGGACTTTAGGTTTTTTCTTCGTCTTTTTCATGACTATAACGCTACTACGATATTACCATTCGTAACAACTTGGACTGTGCCCACGCTCCCTGTTGCACTCAGCCCTGACGTACTTGTCGTCGATATATTCTGCCAAGAATTACCCAAATATACTTGAAGAACTTCCTCGGTAGTATTCCAAATAATGTCGCCTGCAGAAAAACTTAGAGTATCCCTGTTTGCAGAAGTATACTGCGGCGTTGCGGTAGGATCGAATGCCCCTAAATTTAATTCTAAAATCCGCATCGCTCTATTAAACGACACACTATCGACCATATTTTGGTTAGCTAAAGGCAATCTACCGTTAAGAATTTTAGCCACTAGCGTCTACCGTTAGGCTGTATTTCTAATCGGGTTGCACCAATCACGAACCCTACACCAAGTCTTACGCCTTCCTCACCGTCATCGTCAGATTCGAAGCGTACCGCCGCCTGTCGTCCCCTAGCGCGGGTATCTATTTTAGTAGTACTACCCGTAAAGGAGGACGTTAAATCCGTTGTAAGGGACTCTCCGGGATAATTACGGGCTTTTAAAACGAAGTTGATCGTCTGGGTACTACCTGAATCGCCTGTAAATTTAATATCGGGAATACATTTACGGATAAACTGGAACTCGTCGCCTTCACCAATATCGAAATCCGCACTTTCAATAAAGACGTTATCCATCGGAGACCCGTCGTTATCGTGTCCTGATTCGTGAGAATAAATATAAGATACAGAGCTATCTTTACCTGCTGCTCGTGGAAAAGATTCAATACCTTCGTCTAACCAAGCAGTACGAGAAAGCTCCCCAATAGACCAAGACTGCTCAACATAATTATAAGTAACGTAACTATCTATCTCGGTACTTGTTCCAGAACAATAAAACCAACCTACTTCATCAAATTGTTTATTAACGAATGCGAATACTTGGAACGCTTGACTAACATTTAAACTATCAAATACATGAGAATGCACACTGCAAGGTACTGGCTGTACCGCACCGTTGTATGTATAAAATCCTTTTTTATCCATCCAAAAAATACCGCTAGGGGTATTTGCTGCACCATTAGGCCCAATTAAACTTACGCCTTCGTTTACAAGGGTTAATCCAAAAGTATTCGGAGGCCCAATAAATTGTAAACTGTACATCGCTACGTCAGTCCATATGAGCGTTTCTTGCCTAGCTCGTAACCCGCCAATAATTTCTGAACCAGCCGAACAACGTAACGACCCTGCTGTATTTGTTGAACGTGGCTCCCAATCTAATGGGTTTTCTTGGTCAGAAAATGCAATAAGTAAAGGATCTATTTCTCCTGAACGACTACCGCCGTCTATCGGATCTGCTCCTAAAACGATAACGTGACGATCAATATCAGAAACTAATATCTGTAACCCAACAGTAGGCGCAAAATTAGCGCCTGAAATATCTTTAAGAGCTTTAGCTCGTTGACTAGCCGTAGAAAAATCCCAATAAAAAACCCCGCCTGCACGCACATTAGAGATTAAATCTTCGCCAAAATTATCAAGTGACCATAACCGCAGTTGGTTATTTGCAGTTAATGAACTAGTTGAACCAAAAGTACTGCCACCCCATGTTCCTACGCCCCAACCAGTACCAGATATAAAAACATCCAAACCTACATTAATTTGGTATTCACCTACAGTAGAACTTCCTCCGTTACCAGAATCAGAAGAATTAGCAGTTACAGTAGTTCCAGAAGTATCTTTAGCGGTTATCTCATAAGAATTAGCGTTTACTATAGAAGTAATCTGATATTCTTGATTTAAAACAGCAGCGATAATATTGCCACCTAATGACGCAGCGTCTGAAAAAGTAACGAAATCGTTTAAAGAAGCTCCATGCGCAGTATCCGCAACAGTAAGAGTTGAAGAACCGTTTGTTGCAGAAAAAGTAACATCTCCCGCACCCGTAGTTGATCTAACGGGGGTAATATCGTTGTATCCAGCTCCTTCTTGCCAATACAATTTAGATGTTGTACCGATACCTAACGCTTTAGTACCGTTTAACGTAACCCAGCCATGTAGTTTTCTACCTGTGCCATTAAATGACGCTTGTAAATACTTAACCCACCCGCCAATTTTCTCTGGCAATCCTTGACGAAAACGAACTAAATTAGCATCGAACCACCCGCCTTCGGCAGTGTAATCCGTACCTTCTTTATTTATTCCAGGATTAAAAATAAATTTTTGTAACGGCATTAGATATACTCACCACTACGGATCATTTCGGTTACGCGAATCGCTCTCGTACCAACTTGTTGCGCCCATTTACTATCCATAAATTCATCTGCTGCGACATCGAATTGCTCACGAGACATAGCTTCGAGAGCTTTTACAAACCCGCGCAATCTGGTTAAACCAAGATTAAAACACATATCGATCATCGCATCTTGACGCGCTTCGTCAATACCGTTAAACCAAAAGTAAGTATCCGCTAGTTCATCTTTTACTCGCGCTATATCGTTTGCTAGTAAATATTCAATCTCATCGTTAGATAGCCCAAGGCCAGACTCTGAGATATTCCTGCCTACACCAATAGTTTCGTAACCCGCAGAGCATAAATAGACTTTAGATTTTACGCCCTCATGACGCTTAATCATCTCTACTAATTTACTCATTACTTTTCTCTCGCGACGTGGTTGACTTTTTCGTACGAGCGCATAGCACCTAACCCAAGCATGCCCATCATAACTGGCACTAATAAAGTAGTATCTACTTCAGGCACGTCCACCCATATACCTGCGATATTTACGATGATCGTATTGTAAAGTAAGCCAAAGGCACATATCCAACCGATAGCGGGTCGCCATCCTCCGATAAATACAGACCCTGTAGCAGCTTCAGCTTTATTGATTTCTAATTGAGCCAACATCGCTTGCTGAGAATGTCTTTCCGACATAGTAGCAATTTCATGGGCCAAAGCATTCTTCTGATCTTTGTCTTCGATAAACTTATCTAACAGTCCCGAAACTGGCCCTACCAATGCCGCTACAATGCTCATAACTATTCCCTAATAATTTTAACCGTTCAAATTAAGCCCAAACTTTAACTTTTTTACCGCCCCAATACTCCACTGCATGCCCCTCATCAATAAGGATTTGGCACATGCTGACGCCTTCAGATGTTTTTGGGATACCCAAAATACGACCGTATTTACCTGTACCCAAAGATTCTAACTGCATCTCGCCACAGCAAAGCTCTATAAGTCTTTCTTTAGCAGCTAGCCCTAAAACCTTTTCCGCTTTATTTCTAGTACGCGATTCGGGAGCATCAATTCCTGCAAGCCTAATGCGCTGTTTTTTAAGCCAAACGTCAAAACCCAAATCAATGTCTACATCAATAGTATCCCCATCAATAACACGCACTAAAACAGCTTTGTAGTGGTACATATTACCTCCTGCTTGACCAAGCCTGTGCGCCAAAAAATGCTGCTAGGATACCAGCAACGGATACAAAGTAGACTGCGGCCATATCTCCTAAGATTTTTGCGGCTTGGGACAGTCCGAAGAATTCACTAGCAACGACTAACGACGGGTAGAGAAGCATCCCCCATAGCGCAAACCACGACATACCGCGCTGAGCATCTGCTCGTTCATGATACAGCCGTAGTTCCAACAATTCTTTACTCGTTTCAATCTCATCATCACTAAGAATGCCATCTCCATCGGAGTCAAACTCAGCGTACTCAGACCCTTCTTCTAGTTTCTTTGCTGCCATTAATCGTATGTCTTTGTGTTTTCGTTAATTCGTTTCGGAATACAGTATGCCGTTACATTCTCTTGCATCTGGTAGCGATTGTTAATCTTAGTTTTGCCAGTGCTAACGTAGTAAGCAAATGTATTACAGCGAGTAATATCTCGGAAGAAAAATTGTTCTGGTATCTGCTCGCCGTTTACAATTACGACTAATAAAAAAGCCATGATCATGGCAGGTCTAACCAGTAACTAGCAGCAAACAAAAACGTCGGCCCTGCAATCCCACTAATCAAAACAGCCCAAAGTACTTTTTCCAATATGCTCACCCGTACACCTTGACCATTATTGCAAACCCCGCTGCAATTATTGCTCCACCAATAATCAAAGTAGTGCCTCCAACTAAGATCTGATTAATAAGATGGTCACGCGCTTTCTTCTTGCGAGCAATCATTCTCAAGTGTTCTTGTCGGTCAAGGTCTTGCTGTTTTTTTGCGGCCTTGAAATCGTCAAGGAGCTTCGGATCTGCCACGAGTAGGAGATCATGGACTGACTGCCAATGACGCTCGTATTGGCGCTTTATCATCTGGAGCTTCAAGATTTCATTCTGGCTAAGAGGTTTGAACGTGCTTTGTCGGCGCTGCGCCTCAAATTCAGTAATGCCTTCGCCAAAATCGCTGATCATGCCCATCACTTGCTGGACACCCTGCCCAGTTTCGTTGCATTGAGCTATCAGATTATTCAGAGCCGAAAGCGTTGCTGTGGCGGCTGCGATTGATTCTATCACCATGGGGGGTCACCCCATGAAGAACTGCGGCAAGGCAGCGGCAAGTATCAGCGCATAAAGTCCGTAGATAAGGTTTTCTAGGTGTTTAAATTT